CAAAATCAAGTAAGTCCTAAAAATTACAATTCTAATAACATTATTGGAGGAAGTAACGGTAAAGAATATAGCGAAACTAGTGATTTTTATAATATTCAAAATAAAGTAGGTCCTAAAAATTACAATTCTAATAACATTGTTGGAGGAAGTAACGGTAAAGAATATGATAATATAGATTATAATATTGTCGATAAACTATATAGCGAAACTAGTGATTTTTATAATATTCAAAATAAAGTAGGTCCTAAAAAATACAATTCTAATAACATTATTGGAGGAAGTAGCGATAAAGAATATGATAATATAGATTATAATATTGTCGATAAACTATATAGCGAAACTAGTGATTTTTATAATATTCAAAATAAAGTAGGTCCTGAAAAATACAATTCTAATAACATTATTGGAGGAAGTAATGGTAACGAATATAGCGAAACTAGTGATTTTTATAATATACGAAATCAAGTAAGCCCTAAAAATTACAATTCTAATAACATCATTGGAGGAAGTAATGATAGTTATACGGATACGGATAATTCACAAAAATTTAAAGAAAACTATTCAAAAATGACAGGTGGTGATGTTAAAGAGTTGAACGATGAAACTGATAGTTTTAGTGAAACTGATAGTTTTAGTGAAACAACTATGTATATAAATGACCAATATTTGAATAATAAAACGTTTAAGAATGATATCGAATCTGACATTTTAGACAATGCAGACGATAATCAATTCGGCGGAGCCAAGGAAAAAAAGGAAAAAAAGGAAAAAAAGGAAAAAAAGGAAAAAAAGGAAAAAAAGGAAGGGGTTAAAAGAAAAGCAAGTTGGTATATGGTTGCTTTAACTAAAGTTAGACATTATATTGCTGAATTTTTAAATGTTAAAAATACTATCGATATAGCATCAAAAGCATCTAAATTAATTTCAGCCTGTAGAAAAAATCATCCCGATGATTTTAAAGACTCTGATATTATTGCATCGGAAGCGATAAAAGCATTTAATGAATCTATGAATAAAGATAAGAAAAAATTTAAATAATCATTTTAATGTTATCACCATCGTTTAAAATTTCAAATATTCTTAATTTTTGAGTAATTTCTCTTTTATATTTAAAATGTTTATCAAACGAGAACGAAGAAGCGCTATCAGCAAATATAATTCTATTATCGCATTTATAAGCATCCTCATTTAATTTTGGTGTATGACCCACTATTATTTTTTTAACATTATACTTACACAATACTTTATTTAAAAGCTCATTACATTGAGTTCGATTATCTTTTATCGTATTATACTCTCTAGTCCATAATGGATTAACCTTAGTGTTATTAAATATTTTATCATAGTGTTCTTTAGATTTATCATCTAATGCATTAAATAAATATAATGACATTAATATATTAATATCATTTATTTGATAATTATCTGATATATCTGATAGAATACCGCCATGGACAAATAATATAGACCCTATTATTATAGTGGTATATCGAGTACAACCTAAAAAGTTACTAATGGTGTTACCTGGAGAAAACATTTTTTTTCTATTTTCCAGTCCATTATTGATAATAATATTGTTTCGTAGTTCATTAAATATTTTTATATTGGCTGATGACACATTAGCAAAGTTTTGCTCAACATTCATTAATTCATGATTTCCCATTAATGAAATTACGGCCCCTTTGGATAGTATAGCTCTTTGATGCAAATCAGTCATGAACTTTAAAATTTCAATATCATTTGGTAAATCATTTAAAGTAGTGTTTGGATTTTTACACGATTCCCAAGGAAAAGGTCTACAACTATCTATTTGATCCCCTAATTGTACAACTATAGTTTCCCCCCCAATCCATTTATTATTATTATCAATAACTTTACCTAATTTTAACGCAATAATTAAAATATCTAAATCTCCGTGAATATCCCCTATAACAATTATTCGTTCGGATGCAGGTAATCTATATTTAGGGATTTCTGTAATTTTGATACGACATACACTATTATATAATTTTATATACTTTTCATTATTTATATAATTACTCATAATATATATATATATATAAAATATACATGACTATATAAACAATGTATAATATATTTATTTTTAGAAGAGACCTTAGATTATATGATAACAGCGGCTTAATAGAATATTTGAATAGAGGATTAAATAATATAATTCCGATATTCATTTTTACTCCAGAACAAATTGATCAGGATAAAAATGAATATTATTCTAATAATTCAGTACAATTCATGATTGAGTCATTAAATGAATTAAATAATGAATTAAATAAAGATTTTAAAAAAAAAATATATACATTTTATGGAGATAATATTGATATACTTAAAAATATATGTGATGTATTGAATATAAAAAATATATTATTTAATAAAGATTATACAAAATATGCTATAGATAGAGATAATTCTATTAAAATATTTTGTAACAATAGAAACATTTCTTATATTGAAACCGAGGATTATTTATTAGCACCGATAAAGACATTTAATAAAATAAAAAATACTGATAATTATTATTCGGTATATACACCATTTAAAAATAATTTAATTAATAATAAAAAATTAATTTTACCGATAAATACAACAACCGTTCAAAATATAAAAAATTTAATAGTAACAATACCAAATAAAGATGTAAATAATTTAAAATTAATATTTAATAATACTTATGATTATTTAAAGGTTATGTTAAATAATTTAAAAAAAAATAAAAATAATGATATAATATACCTCGGTGGTAGGATTAATGGATTGGATATGTTGAATAAAATAAAAAATCAAAAAGGTGATAATTATGATATAAATAGAAATGATATTAGTAAATCCACAACATTATTATCAGCATATATAAAATTTGGTTGTATTTCGATAAGAGAAGTATATTTTGAAGTATTAAAACATATAACAAGTGAACAGAAAAAGGAAGTATATTCTATTAGTTTAATAAATCAAATAATATGGAGAGAATTTTATTATTATGTTGGGTATTACCATTTATATATATATAAATATCCTTATAATAAAAAATATAATAATATACAATGGAGTGTAAATAAAAATTGGTTTATAAAATGGTGTAATGGTGTAACTGGATATCCTATAGTCGATGCTTGTATGCGGGAATTAAATACCACAGGCTATATGCATAATAGAGGAAGACTTATTAGTTCTAGTTTTATTAGATTATTGAATATAGATTGGAAAATTGCTGAAAAATATTTTGCTACAAAATTAGTTGATTATGACCCAATAATAAATAATTTAAATTGGCAAAATCAAATGGGTACAGGAACAGGAAGAAGACCTGTAATACAACAAATATTAAATCCGGAACTTCAATCGAAAAAATTTGATCCAAGTTGTGGTTATATTAAAAAATGGATACCGTCGGTAAAAGATATTAATAATAAACATTTACATAATTGGTCTATTTATTATAAAGAATATGATTTACAAGAAATAAATTATTGCGCCCCAATACTAGATTATAAAATACAACGAGAAAAAAATATTCAATTATATATTTAAATAATGTAAATCAGATAGATATTATATTTAATATATTATATAATATATTAAATATACTATTTTTTACTATAATATTTAGTTATACGATGATAAACCACCTGAAGAAAATCCACTAATTATTTTATTATCATTTTTAGATAATATATCTTTATCCTTCTTTTTACCTCCATATGCAATATTTTTCCAATTATCATTATTTTCTTTAATAGATTTATCATTAGGAAGTAAAAGGAAATCATCAGTTGATTTCCCTTTATATGCATATAATAAATCTTGTACATTTTCAACTAATCCAATGTTTTTAAAATCAGAACTCTTATTTTTATTTACGGTGTCGTTTTTATCACTTCCCTTAGTAATTTTAGTTATTTCTTCTTGCATTTTATTAATTTTACTATATAATTTTTCTGATAATTCCAAATTATTTTTATCAACAGCTTCTTTAAATTTAAGATATGTTTGTTCTTGTTTTATTACTAAATTGGCTACATCTTTAGTTAATTTCTTAATTTCTTGAGTAGTGTCAACATGATCGTGTTCGCTTACACTAGAATCTTCGGATGTGTCAGATGATGATTTTTTATCAGTATCGATCTTTTTAAAAATTTCGGCTTTTACTATAATATTAGCCTTATCTTGTAAATCATTAACAATATTTTCATCAAATTTGGATGGTTCTATAATTTCATTTTTTATAATTATATCAGATTTAATAGATTCTTTATTTGATTTGTCAATTATTTTTTGGACTATTTCTGGACTAACATTATTTGATTTTTCCGCAGAAATAGCTTTTTCTTTTAAAACATCACTTTTAACAATAATATCGGCCTTCGTTGTTGCGATTTTTTCTTTTAATAATAAATTATCATCGACATTCATATTATTATTAATCTTATCTTGAACTTGTGCTTTTAAGTTTTCTGATTCTAATATGATATCAACTTTTGCTTTTTCTTTAGATAATAAAGAACTATCAATATAATTTGTTTTAGATTGTCTTTCTAAAGTTGCCGTATTTATAACTATAGATGCCTTATTAACTATATCATTTGCTTTTTCGACAGTTTCTTTTACGTCGTTATCATCATTATATTCATTAATGTTTTTAATATCTTTTATTATTTTATCAGCATTATCTAAAAGTTCGACTTTAATTTTTTCTTTATTTGCTATATCATCCAATATAATAGAATTAGTAATTAAGCCTTTGGATTTTTCTTCAATGGCTGCATTTTTAGAAATTTCCTGAACTAATAATGAGTCTAATTTAGTAATATTTTTATTAATATTTTGTATTGCGTTTACGGCATCATTATTATTATTTTCATTTTTAGCGTTCTCTAAATTGGTATTTTCTTGATTAATTTCATTTATAGTATTTAGTTTATTTACTTGTATAATATTATCGTCAAAACATTTTCCACTAGCTTTATCACATGTACTAGTATTAATTATTTCATTGTTAATATTAATTTTATCAATAGATTCTTTTATAATTGCGTTTAAACCATTTTCCTGCTCCTCTTTAGGTAAATCTTCGAATTCTTCTTCTTCCTTTGCGGTTTCAACATGTTTATTAGCAGCTTGACATGCTTTCAAATCATCTTCCGTTTTTTTCATGCCACTAAAATGTATCTTAATCATTACGATTATGGCAATTGCAATTATAATGAATAAAACTATCCACGCGACGGTTGCGTACCATCGCGAGTTATCGTAACATTTACTATTTTCAGGTGGTAGATTAGTTCTCTTAAACGGATTGTTTTTAAAATTTTTAAAAAAATTCATAATATCATCACGGAAAGTTTTCAAACTAGGATAAAAGCATCCTTCATCTTTTATATTGTTATCAGTATTTTTAACTCCAGATTCAGCATTTCCCATCACGTTAGTCGCACGTCTTCCCATACTACCGTTAATTGAATTATTAATAGGTCCAGAACTCATATATATATTATATATTATATATGATAAAAAAATTTTAGATATTATATAAAAAATACGTTTATATTATTATTATAAATGGAATTTACTATTTTAAATAAAAATGGATATTATATAAAAAAATCAAATTATTTAACCCAGATAAATAATATTAAAGAAGAACTTACGATAAAACCTTTTTTATTTAAAAATAAATTAAATATAACCTATCCGATATATTGTGAAAATGACGAATATTTAATTGTACCGAAATTTTATGGTATTGAAAAATTTGGAGAACCTAATATTGATAATATTATAAAAGGAACTAATATAAATGTAAATTTTAAAGAAAAACTAAGAGACCCTCAAAAAATACTAATGGATAAAATTATTACATATATAAATAATAAACGTGGAGGTATCATATGCCTCCCTTGCGGTTCTGGTAAAACAGTAATGGGGTTATATTTACATTGCCATTATAAAGTAAAAACGTTAATCGTAGTGCATAAATCATTTCTATTAAACCAATGGGTAGAAAGAGCTAAACAATTCACTGATTCAAAAATTGGAATTATTAGACAAAATAAAATAGATGTAGAAGGTAAGGATATTGTGATAGGAATGCTTCAATCAATATCAACTAATAAATATAACAGCGATATATTTAAAGATTTTGGTTTAGTTATAATGGACGAAGCTCACCACGCTCCTTCTAAATATTTTTCTAAATCTCTTCCTATAATATCTTCAAATATAACAATAGGTTTAAGCGCAACTCCGAAAAGAGCTGATAAAACTGAAAAAATATTATACTGGTTTTTTGGAGAAATTATGCATCAACCCGAAATTATAAAAAATAATAATATAGAAGTAAATTTAGTTTCATTTAGTTTAGACAATCATCCAAAATATAAAGAATTTAAATTATATAATGGTGAAATAAATAGACAATTAACAATTAATAAAATAATTACAATAGGAAGAAGAAATATAGTTATAATAGATATAATATTAAAGCATATTACTGAAAATAACCGAAAAATTATAGTATTATCAGATAGAATTTCTCATTTAGAATTATTAAAAAAAAGATTAGATACATATAATTTAACTTCCTCTAGTTATTATATTGGTGGGATGAATATAAAAGAATTAAAAAAATCAGAAGAAGCAAAAGTAATATTTGCATCTTATTCGATGGCATCAGAGGGTTTAGATATCCCTGATTTAAATACTTTAATAATGGCAACACCTAGAAAAACCGTAGAGCAGTCAATTGGTAGAATAACCAGAAAAATAAATACTGATATAAAACCGATTGTATATGATATTATAGATAATTTACCAAGTTTTATAAATCAAAGCAGGTGTAGAAAAAGATTTTACATAACAATGGGTTTTTGTGTAAAATCTTCTTCAGGTATTGAAAATAATATTGAAAATAATATTGAAAATAATATTGAAAATAATTTAGATTTGGACTTTATCGATTAATTATTTTATTATTATGCCAACCGTTTCGTGATTAAAACCTATATCATTTATAGGAACATTGTATTTTCCTATCATTTTATATTTTATATTGTTATTTTTAATATACTTGGTTAAAATATTTGAATCGATATTATTAATATAATATTTTTCCTGTTCTATTACAGTTGATTTCACAAAAAGTTTATAAATGTCAAAAAATTTGACTTTATATAAATATGTAAAATCAACTGTAAAAGTACCACTGGGTGGCATGATGACATTTGACTTTTTAGATTGATT